GAGACAATGCGTGGTGTGTCCTTGAAGTTTCTCGTGATGGACGAGTACGCGGATATGAAGCCCGATGTATGGGAGCAGATCCTCCGTCCAGCACTGGCTGACCAAAAGGGATCAGCAATGTTTATAGGTACGCCTATGGGCAGAAACCACTTCTACGAACTGTACAAGATAGCGGAGTTAGGAGACGATGAAACTTACAAGGGGTGGCACTTTACCAGTTATGACAACCCCCTACTCGACCCTAACGAAATTGATACGGCAAAGAAGTCCATGTCGAGTTACGCCTTCCGACAAGAGTTCATGGCCTCGTTTGAAGCAAGAGGCTCCGAAATGTTTAAGGAAGGGTGGGTCCACTTTGGTGAAGAACCAGACGTAGGTGACTACTACATAGCAGTTGACCTCGCAGGATTTGAAGACGTAAACAAGAAACGAACTAAAAATACTAAACTAGATGAAACCGCAATCGCTGTTGTTAAAGTTAGTCCTGATGGTTGGTACGTTGATAACATTATACATGGGAGGTGGAGTCTTGACGAGACTGCCACCAAGATTTTTCAGGCCGTTAGAGACTACAGACCCGTTAGTGTTGGTATTGAAAAAGGAATTGCCAAACAAGCTGTAATGTCTCCTCTAACAGACTTGATGAAACGATACGGAACATTTTTTAGGGTAGAGGAGCTGACCCACGGTAACCGAAAGAAAACTGACAGGGTTATGTGGGCTTTGCAAGGACGTTTTGAAAACGGTTACGTTAGTTTAAACAAGGGTGAGTGGAACAACAGATTCTTAGATCAACTGTTTCAGTTTCCAGATGTGCTAACGCACGACGACTTAGTTGACGCACTAGCATACATAGACCAGTTAGCACAAGTAGCGTACGATTACGACTACGAAATTGACGACCACGAAGTACTAGACGTAATAGCAGGATACTAATATGAGTTTATTTTGGAAAGAGTTTACAAAAAATTTAGGCTCATCTAAAGTTTTTAGGCCGTTCAATACCTACGGAATATACGCAATCAGCGCCCTTGTGTGTTTTACACTGGGGTACTGTGTTGCTGTAATTTAAGGAACTCAACATGGCAGATGAAATTTACAGCCCAGACCCGCTAATGATCCAAGAGTCCTTGGAAGAGTGGGTAATAACAAAGTGTGAAGATTGGCGGAATTATTATGAGTCAAACTACGAAGAAAGATTTGAAGAATACTATAGGTTATGGAGAGGTCAATGGGATCCTAATGACTCGCAAAGAGGGTCTGAACGTTCTCGTATTATCTCTCCTGCGCTTCAGCAGGCTGTAGAGTCCAATGTTGCAGAACTAGAAGAAGCCACGTTTGGTCGTGGGCAATTTTTTGACATTAAAGACGATGTAGCAGATCCGCAAAAACAAGACATATCAATTCTAAAGAAAAAACTAAACGAAGACTTTGAAGCCTGTAAAATTCGCAAGGCTGTAGCAGAGTGTCTTATTAACGCTGCTGTATTTGGTACAGGTATTGGCGAGGTTGTTTTAGAAGAAATTAAAGAAATGGCTCCTGCTACTCAGCCAATTATGGATGGTCAGTTGACTGCTGTGGGCGTCAACATTAAAGATCGTGTAGTAGTAAAGTTAAAGCCGGTGTTACCGCAAAACTTTTTGATAGACCCTGTAGCAACCTCAGTTGAAGACGCTTACGGTGTTGCTATTGACGAGTTTGTGTCAAAGCACTCTGTAGAACTTCTACAAGAGCAAGGCGTGTACCGTGAAGGTTTTATTGAGTCTGCTGCTGCTGATACAGATCTAGAGCCAGATCAAGACCTGACAATCTACAACGACGACAAAGTACGTCTGACAAAATACTACGGACTCGTTCCTCGTGAGTTGCTAGAAGCTGAAGACGTAGAAGTCGAAGAAGACTCTATGTACGTTGAGGCTATCGTGGTGATTGCAAACGGCGGCACACTGCTAAAAGCAGAAGCCAACCCATACATGATGAAAGATCGTCCGGTAGTGGCGTTTCCGTGGGACGTGGTTCCCGGCAGGTTCTGGGGACGTGGTGTTTGTGAGAAGGGATACAACAGCCAAAAAGCGCTCGACACAGAACTACGTGCTCGTATTGATGCCCTGAGCCTCACAATCCACCCAATGCTCGCTGTGGATGCTACACGGCTTCCTAGAGGGGCTAAGCCAGAAGTCCGCCCCGGCAAGATGATCTTAACTAATGGAGATCCTCGTGAAGTACTACAGCCGTTTAATTTTGGGCAAGTTGGACAAATCACCTTTGCACAAGCCCAAGCCCTACAAAATATGGTTCAGCAGGCTACAGGAGCGGTTGATTCAGCAGGAATTTCTGGCAGTGTTAATCGTGAAGCTACTGCCGCTGGTATTTCTATGTCTCTTGGGGCTATTATTAAACGGCACAAGCGCACTCTAATTAACTTCCAGCAGTCGTTCCTGTTGCCTTTTGTAACTAAAGCCGCACACAGGTATATGCAGTTTGACCCTGAAAACTATCCTGTAGCAGACTATAAATTTATGGCTACAAGCACTTTGGGCATTATTGCGCGTGAGTACGAGGTAACTCAGTTAGTACAGCTTCTGCAAACAATGAAGCAAGATAGTCCTCTGTACCCTGTGTTAATACAGAGTATTATTGACAACATGAACCTGTCTAACCGTGAAGAGCTTATTGCAGCAATGGCTCAAGCTGGTCAGCCTAACCCACAAGCGCAACAAATGGCTATGCAGGCACAACAGGCTCAGATTGGTTTCCAGCAGAGTCAAACAGCGGCTCTCAACGGACAAGCAGCAGAATCGCAAGCTAGAGCACAGAAGCTGGCTGTAGAAACTCAGCTTATGCCTCAAGAGCTAGAGATTGATGTTCTTAACGCGGTTACTAAAAACATCAAAGAAGGGGACGCTGACGACAAAGAGTTTAATAGACGACTAAAAATTGCAGACAGATACCTCAAAGAACTAGAGATACAGGGCAAAACTCCAAATGCTAATGACACAAACAGAAATGAACAACCTGCTCAAGCAGATCAACGAAGCATTCAAAGACCTCAAGGATCAGTTGCAGGTTTTACAAGGACGGATGGACAAGTTGGAGGACGTAGTTAATGCCCAAGAAAAAAGACCCAAAGCTGGAGCGAGCAGGAGTAAGCGGGTACAACAAACCGAAACGGACCCCTAATCACCCGACCAAGAAGTTTGTAGTGGTAGCCAAGGAAGGAGACAAGACTAAGACTATACGTTTTGGTGACGCTAAAATGAAGATTAAAAAAGATCAACCAGCACGGCGTAAGTCATTTAGGGCTAGGCACAAGTGTGACACAAACAAGCCTAGTAAACTCACCGCAAGATACTGGTCTTGCAAAAACTGGTAAACGTTATGAAAGTCTCAGCACCAAAAGGTTACCACTGGATGAAAAGCGGTAACAGTTACAAGTTGATGAAAGATCCTGCAGGTGGATATAAGCCTCACAAGGGTGCGTCTAAGTCTGCAAACTTTGAAGTCCAAAAAGCCCACAAAAAGTAAGGAGAATAACTATGCCGTATCATAAGCCACCGAAAAAGAAAAAAGTAAAAAAACCTAAGGGTTACTAAAAATGCCGATGAAAAACTACAGCCCGAAACAAAAAAAGCTCGCTAGAGTAGCCAAGCCTAGAAACAAAATTACAGGCGCTGATTTAAGAAAGGTACGAAAAAATGCCACGCGCAAAAAGTAGACCTAAAGCAAAGAAAAAGAAAAGCACTATACCTTCTAATGTAAAGAACAAAGCTCTTTACGCTAGGGTTAAGGCCGCAGCTAAGAAAAAGTTTGACGTGTATCCTAGTGCCTATGCTAATGCTTGGCTAGTCAGGGAATACAAAAAACGTGGTGGAACTTATGCCTAAGTCTAAAGGCGGTTTAACTAAATGGTTCAAAGAAGATTGGGTTGACATAAAGACCGGAAAGAAGTGTGGTCGTAAAAAAGCCAAAGGATCTAAACGTCCTTACCCAGCTTGTAGGCCAAAAGCAGTAGCCGCTAAGATGACTAAAGCAGAAAAAGAGGCGGCAAAGCGCAAAAAAACAGGGCCAAAAGCCATTAAATACGCTGTAACTGCTTCTGGTAAAAGGAGAAAAACTACCAAAAAGAAAAAATAATGCTTGACAAAGTACCAAAAGTATGATATAATATACAGTATACTTAGGTATATATTTACAAATAGAGACAACCGATGAGGCCTCAAGTGGATCAAGAAACACAGCAGTACTACGACAATTACTTCACCCTGTTTTCTACTGATGGTTGGAAACAGCTAATTGAAGAACTTAAACAGAATGCTTTAGTGATTAACAGTGTAGAAGCTACTAAAGATGCTGATGACCTATATATGCGTAAAGGACAAATAAACGTCTTAGCATATATTTTAAATTTAGAGTCTACAACAAACGCTAATTACGACGAGCTTAACCAAGATAATGATTAAAGTATTTGACTTCCGTTGTACTAACGGACACGTATTTGAAGAATTTGTAGATCAGGATACCACAACCACTAGGTGCGGATGTGGTGCTAATGCTACAAAAATCGTTTCAGCAACACAGTGCATTCTCGACGGATCTACTGGTGACTTCCCCGGAAGACACATGAAGTGGGTACGAGAACACGAAGAAGCTGGACGACGAGGAAGGGAAGCTCAACGCAAGGAGAGTCAATCCCAACAATAATCTCCATAACCTAAAAAGGCGGGGTAATTTTAGTGATGTCAAGAGCGACAATTATTGATGAGCGTCCAGAAGAGGAGCTAGAAACAACAGACCAACTCGATACACAGGACACCGTAGAGACTCCTCAAGAAGAGGAACAACCTGTACAAAAGCCTGATATTCCAGAAAAGTACCAAGGTAAATCTGTAGAAGAACTTGTACAGATGCACCAAGAGCTAGAGAAGTTTTCTGGCAAGCAGAGTACGGAAGTTGGCGAGTTACGTAAAGTTGTTGATAACTACATTCAGACAGAACTCAACACACAACCAGCACCTGAAGAACAGCAACATCAAGATGATACAGACTTTTTTATTGATCCTCAAACTGCTGTTAACAGAGCTATTGATAACCACCCAAAGATCAAAGAAGCAGAAGCTTACGCACAGCAAAGTCGTCAACAAGCCACACTTTCACAACTCAAGGCTAAACACCCTGACATGGAAAGTATCTTGCAAGACAATAGTTTTGCTGAGTGGATTAAGGGATCAAAGGTTAGAACTAAGCTGTTTGTAGAAGCAGACCAAGGCTACGATTATGACTCTGCTGACGAACTTTTTACGCTTTGGAAAGAACGTAATCAAGTGGTTCAGCAAACGGCTCAAGCTGAAAAAGCAGCCCGTAAAAGTGCCGTAAAGTCTGCAACCACAGGTAACGCCCGTGGTACAGCAGAAGGGTCTCGTAAAAAAATCTATCGTCGTGCTGACATTATTAAACTAATGAAGACCGACCCAGAGCGTTACAATGCGCTATCAGACGAAATACTACAGGCGTACGCGGAGGGTCGAGTTAAATAGCCTTTTAAGGAGATAACTCATGGCTACAGCAACTTATCCCGGCGCGGCGGGTAATACCGCCCTAACAGAAGCAGCAACTTTTGTACCAGAAATCTGGTCAGACGAGATTATCGCTTCATATCAGAAGAACTTGAAGATGGCTCCCCTTGTCAAGCGTCTCGCTATGACTGGCAAGAAGGGTGACGTTATTCATATCCCTAAGCCTACGCGCGGCGATGCCAATGCTAAAGCGGCTGACACTGCGGTAACTATCATTGCAAACACCGAATCAGAGCTTCAGGTGACGATTAACCGTCACTTTGAATACTCGCGTCTAATTGAGGACATCGTA